GTTTAATCGTTAATTTCCGTGTCTTTCAACACGCAACTGAGGATTACGCTCATTAGTTCGGCATCGCTCATTTTTGATATTGTACCGTGTGGCAATGCGAATACCCAACCGTGGTGTAGTTTTGCGTACCAACCACCTAGGTTTTCAGAGACACATAATAACGTCTTATAGATGTCTAGGATCGTTCTAGGGCTAATCCTTTTACCACGTGTTTCCCATAGTCGTTCGTTGAATTTAACGACCTTGTATGAATTGATGTACGTCATGTTGCCACGGTTGTTGGTATCGAAGTAACGAATGATGTGTAGTGTCCAATACGCAATTTTCTTAACACGCTTGCTATACCTTATCGCCATCACGTCTTGATCAATTTAAAATAACTAAAAACGTGTAACGCTTAGGATGGGAAGTATTTCTCATGGATCTGCCACAAACGTGGCTTAATGGCTTCCCAAGTGTAGTTTTTCTTGATCCAATCAACGCCTTCCTGAACCTTAGCCCTTACTTCCCTATAATTATTATATATTATTAGGAATTTAATGCAAGCATCATCGGGATCCCACTCGGCGCCTAAGCCATCATGGATCTCATTCCCTGGCAAGACCGTAACCATTTTCTTAGTCTTAACCCACAAGTAACGATCAAGCCCTGGTGGTGTGTACTCGATCCAAGCACCAACGTTGGGCATAAGAACGGGAACACCACGACCGAGTGCTTCGAGTCCGCTCATTTCGAAACTACCACCACGGCTTGGTAGTAGAACTAGATCGGCAACATCATAGAGATCGATCAACCAATCCCTGGTTAATTTCCCTTCCACAATGAATGTTTTGTACTTCGTGAAAAACCTAAGCCCTGGATCAGTAAGATCCATTTTCTTAACGACCAACATGTAGTTAATGTTCAATTTATCGATACAATCAATCAACATTGACGCTAAATCAGCACCTTTACGCCAACCACTATGCCATAAAAAATACAATATCGTGAACACATTCTTCCGTTGCTTGATTTCGTACAAAAAACGAATCGTTGGATTCTCAGGCTTCCGAGACTCCCTAAACCAATCATTCTCTAATCCATGTGGCACTACATACACTGGAACCTTAACGCCACTTTGTACATACGCATCGTAAGACCACTTAGAATTCACGATAAAGGCAGTGGCATAATTAGCCATTTCAACTGCCCACTTGGACATGTGGTTACTGTCCGCAACATCAACGCCTATTAACACATCAATCTTATCAGTATGGTGCTTAAGCACGGCTTCCTTGATTTCGCCATTCGTTGTCAATGGATAAAAGTACGGATGAACATACCCACTGAATTTGCTGTAAGCTGTAATGGAAGGGAAGGCAGTTAGGTGCAATGGTTGCACGTTGTATCTCTCACGAAGCAACTCGATGTGTTTTTCAGCGATGTATGTAAACGATATCTCACGTTTCATAGGGTACATGTAATACGTAATCCTCATCAACGATAGCCATAATAAATAATCAATTTGTTTCTAAAAACGAAGAAAAAAGAAAAAAAGAAAGGATGATTTTGACGTGGGGCTAGGGGCTAGGGAACCTACCTACCAGGAATCAATATTTGTCGTAACTCCATTTCATGTTGTTTCAGTCCACTCTCCCTAAAGATCAGATCCCTCACGGCTATCCTAATGGCTTCACTCCTGCTAGGGAACCTACCCTGCCTAACGAGTTCATCTAACTCTTGCAACATTTGTTTTGGCAGGTGCACGCTTATCAGTATCATTTTATCTTTTGACACCATTCTAGGCATCGAAGAACAATACTACATTCTATTTTTAAGCATTACCCATTTATATACCGCAAGCAAGATATCTAAGAAGTAACGATTAAGGTAACCCAAAAGGGAAGAAAGATTTATAAATAAGTGGGTGCACCTTAGTCTTGGTGAAAAAGATGGCAAACCAAACCCAAACAAACAACGTACAAACCCAAACCCAGTGGAAGCGAATTAAAATACCTGCCAACGCCTTCGAGTTTGTTAAATCGAGAGCGCAAGCCAGGAAGATGCCAATGTGGCAGTATATAACATCATGCATTAACTTTTATGAGACTTCGATGTCTGATAAAATAGTGGCAGATAAAACGAAGTTACAAAACGCTAGTTACTATAGCGTTAAGTTGATATTAGCCGTTTCCCAATTCATCCACGAACCAAACGACAAAACATATGAGAACGCCAGGAAAATAATCAATCAAATAGCCACCAGGAAGCACATTGACGTTAAAGCCTTATCCCAATTAGTGGACATGTATAGGGCACGTAGAAAGAGATCATATGTACGTGCTATGGAACAAGAACTCATTAGGATTAACGTAGAATTGATGGCAGGTGGTGGGAATGCGTAAGGTTAAAGAGATTGACATAACCAGTGATGGGCTTTACTTTGTGGTAAAGACTAAAGAGGGCTTATGGGCTTTTGTTGATGCTGAAGATAGGGAAGTTGTCTTGGGTAACAGTATTGAGGATGTTATTGCTAAGTTCTATAGTTCAATATCTAGTGATGTTGTGAAACGTGAGGATGTTAAGATCAACGTATTGGATAATGATAAGGCAATAGTTTGCGTAAAAGATGATTGTTGGGAGTGTAGTGTTGAATTAGAGTGAGTGGTTATTATGGATGTTAAATTCAAAATATTCCTTATTTCCACAATCCTTAACCTTATGGATTTATTAACGTCATTCGTTGCGTTTAGGCTAGGTTTTGTTGAATTGAATAAGTGGATGGCTATGTTCCACAATAGTTATGTATCTGCCACGGTGGCAGTAGTATTGTTTGAACTAATCCTGTTAGGATGGTATGTACTATCCAGGTATATCGATCAGGCAAAGTACGGGATGCTTGTGTTTGGTTTGACTAAGCTTTACCCTATCATTAACAATATACTACTGATCCTTACTTCTTTTTGAGTGAAACCATTATCGCCAGTCCATTCTGTTGTATCTGTGTTTTTACGTCAAAGTCATTCCCAAGCATTTCCTTGATCACGGTTTCCAACTTACCTGGATCTATGCCGTCCAACTTAATGAACATGTACCCCTGGTGCAACCTGAAGATGTTCACTACGAAGTTCGCTATCATGTTCACATGCATGTCCTGGATTATACCACTCAAATCGATACTCATACAGTTTTCACCACAATTAATTATTATTTGTTTTTAATCAAGTCTTGGTATCTTATCAGCAACGTTCCTAATCCTAATGACAATCACAACATCGTTGTTATCATACGATACATCTATGTTGTGATCCACGGAATACAAGTACTTATGTGCATACGATACTAAGCCTGTTATCAAGTTTTTGTACGAAGTAATCATTCCAGACAGCACGTACACCTTATCCCTTGTGTTGATCATATTGTTTGTCTTATCGTTTATCTTCCTCACAAGCAATGTGTACGTAACTAATTATTTGTTTTTAATCAAGACAGTGCTAGGGTTCGTGTTCTGTATCGTGTAGGTAACTATGTGTAACCTATAGTTACTACGTATTACTACGTATTATATTGTATAACTACGTGTGTATTTGTAAAAATGAGGATTGGACACGTTGATTAAAAATAAATTAATGTTTGCCTATGGAAACGTGACCAATATGGCTAGAGGGAGAGGCCTACCTAAGCCTGGAAATTCGAGGCTAGCGAAGTGGCAGGCTAAGTACGATCCAACGGTAGTGCAAACAAGGTTCACTGAGGTACAGCCAGTTGCCGTAAGTAGGGCACAGGAGGGTATAGTAAGTATCGCAAACGTGCAATCTCTGATAGGTGGCGTACTTGATCAGTACGGTATCGCAGGTCCAATGAGGGCAACATACATCGCCTTCGGCGAAAAGGTTTGGCACGCAACACAAAGGCTAACTGGGCAAGCGCTTGCTAACGAGGTGAATGGTCTCACGTCATACTTCCAAACCGCATTCGGTGCTAACCCAACAATACTACAGGCAATAGCCCAAGCCCTTGGCGTCAGCGGTTTGACTTACTAATGACGTAATATAGCGTAAATCGTTTCAAAATTAAAAACAAATTTTGTTTTTTCCTTTTTCCTCACGATGAAGGTACTCATAATACACGCTAAATCACCTAGCCTAGCCACAGTAGCTAATCACTTAGCTAAGGTTGGTAGATCAATAGGGCACGATGTTAGGGTAATGAGTGACTACGTCCACCAGGACTTTCTTTTCTACAGACCAGACTCAATAATATGGATCGAACCTGTCAATGTTCCTATGAGTTCACGTTATGCAGGGCAGTATTCAACGAACAAAATCTACGCAAAGTGGTTAAAGCAATTGTGGTATGGTACGTGTGAGGGTACGCCTTATGGCGAACCTGCCAAGTACCCTGCCTGGTATCAAATAGACTTTATTGCAAACAGCTTATTCACGGCTAATAAGCTTACGGAAGTCAATTACCACGTGATTGACATTGTTCATCACGCTTATGATCCAGATGAAAATAAGGAAGCGATTGAGTATGCGGATTTCCTTAGGAAAAAGGTTGAGCGTGATTTTTCGGGTAAGGTTATATTTGCAATTGCGGAAGGTGCTCATAAGAGAAAAGGATGGGAGAAATTGATCCAAGCACTAAAACTAATACCAGACAACATTAGGGAGAAATTCGTGATATTGGCGATAGCACATAAATCCACGATTGATAAGGTACTTCCAGATGCGCCTAAAAAGTCAATCTATGTTGTTGGGCAGTTTGGCGAAATGGCTAGGAAGCAAGTCCTAGCCTTATTCGCAATCGCCGATTACGTCTTGGTTCCATCGCTTGCGGAAGGGTTTGGACTGCCCGTGTTGGAAGCCAATAGTTTGGGCAGGTTGGGTATTTTCGTGAACATGGAACCATACAACGAATTTGCCGATACTAAAGCCAACATCACATTCCCTTGGGATACAATCAAGGAAGTGATTGACAACGGCGTTGAATTTGAGTTACACGACTACGATCCACAGTACCTAGCTGATGCCATTATCGAGGCAGTGGATATGGCTAAGAGCGGTGAATATGAGGAAAGAGCTAAGCGTGCTTACGAAGCCGTTAAGGACATGACAATTACAAACTTATACAGCAAAATCATTAAGTACATCGAGTGAGTAGTCGTGTCCGTAGTCCAATCGTACAGTCTCTTCGAGACAGGTGGCGTGGATCAACCAAAAGTCATCCTGAACAATAAGCAGTATGCACCGATACTACCGCTCAGGTTCCCAATACAGTTCTTCCCGTTCAACTTCGTGATGGAAGTATCATTACTGCTTGATTTTTTGTTCAACATTAATTTCAACGTGTTGATAGAACTCAATCAATACACGTTACAAGGTATTCAGTTAATGATCCCACAGTTCCAGGTACCACAAATCAGTTTACCATCAACTGAGCAATTGAGTAAGTGCTATTACGGACAATCAACATTCGATAATTGCTATTATGATCCAGGTTTCACAATCAATAAGGTAAGGGATTACCTACGTAGTGCAATCAACAAAGTCAGTAGGAACATGTCCACTCCCAACTTCCTAAGCGGATTGGACTACCCTGATTGGTTCCAGTACTACGCAAATAGGATACTAAACACGGCAATACAGACGTTAGAGAAAACCGTGATTCTTGATCTAGCGTTGTTTGATTTCTCGGAGTTTAGTTCCGAGACTGAGGATGGTAATACGTACTTGCCGTTTCAGTGGCTAACAACGAATCCCGAGTTGAACCAACAAATTGAGTATCCCGAATTTGTTTTTGTGGATGACTTGATGTGGGGCACGGTACTCGATTGGATGTACCTTGATCTATCGATTTTCACGTCACACGAAACATCAATCCTTGGCGAACCGTATGCGCAATTCATGGATGCCGTAATCGATGCAATAATGAGTAACTACAACCCGTTCCGAACGGCAACGAAGCTTGCGTTCATTGATCCATCGATACCATCCATACCCATACCACCAACGCTAACGGAATTATTCGCCGAAGCGTTTCCACAGATCATGGAGAATGCACCATTTGCGCCATTAACGGCACGTGCTGAACGTTGGGGCAGGGCTATGGATCTAATCAAGACAATCAGGAGGACTGTTAGGAATATGTTGATGAACGTGGTTGCTAACCCAATCTTGATCAACGCCTATGAGGACGCTAGTGTTGAGTATTGCATGGCTTTTCATCACAACCACAATAGGACACGTTACCTGGCGTGGAAGGGTGTTGGTCTTGAAACGTTTAATAAGGCATGGCTTAGTAAGTGGGTAGGGATGGGTTTAGATCCGAATATCTTAAATAACTTGTTAAATATACTGAGCACAGTATGTCCGAGACAAATAGCGGGATTCAAGGGAGTGGACAGCCCGTTAGCCAATCAATAATACCACCAATAACGCAACCACAGACGCCAATTGATCCAAAAGCCAAGGCGTTTACGGACAAGCTTATGGAACTCATCGGCGAAGTCTATACGTTGTCCTTAGAGATAGCATCGATAGATGATCCAAACCTACTTAATCACCCAGTCGTAAAGCAAGCCCGTAAAGTTGTGGCTAAGGTTAAGGAACTTAAGGATGTGTTGGGTACTAAGTGATTGATTCCTTACCTATTAAAAACAAATTATAATTAATTGTTTTTTCCACTCGATGTCAATATTTGGTGTTCCATTTAAACAGCCATTCCAACGACTCAGGGCTAGTGATTGGAATGCGGTAGTCATGGCACTCGATTATTTATACATGATTGATTCACAATTATTCTACGACCTAACGTCTGGAACATTCACACCATACTTCGATGAACTATACACAGCTAGTAGTGCATTCTTTGGGAATGAAATCTACGTGGAAGGGTATAAGGTGTTGCACGACTTGGATCCAATCTACATTGCATCATTCTTACAGGGTGCTGTCAATCAAATCTACAACTACATATCCGTTTACTTAATCAACATACAGAACACGGTTCAACAAATACAATCAACGGTTCAAAACATCAAGCTTTATGCTAGCCCAACGGCATTACAATCATTCGTACTTGCCGTAACGACTACGCCAACGACGTTGGTTAGTTCATCAACACCGATTAAGCGTGCATTGTTGTTCGTTACTACGGATACGACTTATGTGGTCTATATAGGTGGCGCAAGCGGACAGCACTTCCCAATACCACCAGGTGGGCAGATTGAGGTTGATGTTTGTGATGCAATACAGATCTATCTTAGGTCTGAGAACTATAGTTACGTCAGGGTGTTGCTTGAATTAACGAGTCAATCAACGTGTAATTAAGGCGATAGCTGATGGGTATTCCGTTGCCGTTGGTATCGTGTAGTGATAGTACTCTTTCACTATCCAGTTTTTCGGGAAGCGTTACTCTAACATTGCACTGCCCTGGCGATTTGATAGAACCAACGCTGTGGAACAATAGGCGATTATGCTTGGAATACCAGTTGTGCTATCTCGGTTTGTTGATTCAGCAAATAAGTAATCAAAACCTTGGCGTTGGTGATTCATTAACGAATCAGTACAATAATGTCGTTAGTGAGTTATCGAGTTTGCCACCTGTGACGGCAGGACAGCCAGTCACTCACGAACAATTCAATGCGATTTGGGATCACATCAACCTTGCGTACAACGTATTGACTAATTTCTTCAGTATCGTGTGGGGCTATGGATCATTACAACCTGCCCAGGTCGTTCCATATGAGAACCAGTTATTGTACGTCATCAACAACATACCGAAGAAAAAAACGATGGATCTGATGAAATCGAGTGACTGGAACGCATTGACACAAGCGTTGTACGCAATTGATCAAATATTACAATACATAAAGCAAAATTGGTTGTTACCTGCCATGCAAGGGCAAGTAACGTTTGCAGGGGTAAACGTGATTGCGACTACATCATTTAGTTCACCATCGATAACCACATCTATCACTAAGGCATCTACGTCAATGACTACGTCGGCAGGTACTGGATAATTACCGTGATTAAAAACAAATGAGTGATTACGATTCATTGTTTTGTATGAGTAACACGGTGGGCAGTGCAACGTGTAATGTAAAGGATTTAATGACTAAGCAACAACCATTCATCAAATTCCCAATAGTAACTACGTCCACATCATTTAGTTCACCATCAATATCGGTGGTTATTGCCAAGGCATCCACATCAATGACTACGTCGGCAGGTACTGGGTAACTATCGTGATTAAAAACAAATGATTAAATGCCATTTACATCGATGTGTCAATAGCAATTGAGGAAATAGCAAGGAATTACATTAGGTACGGTGCAAAAAGGCTAGGCATCGAGGATAGGTTAAATCGATTCACGGCATACATAAAATCGCTAGATAAATCATGTGCAAGGAATGATGTTGTATCTCACTACGTGGATTCGGTCTTCCTACCAATCCTGGAAAATAGCGAACAATTAGCCGTTGCCGTAAGCAAAAAAGAAATCCCTAGATATTATAGAAATAGATTTACTAGGGCACTTAGTACTAGGGATAGGGCTTTCATTAGGTGGTTCCTAAAGAATTACGTAATGAATTACACGGATGTTGATGCTGTGGTTAGCAATAACTACCAATTACTCCCGTGCTTCTTCGGTTACTGCTTTAATGTTTGCCCTATTGGTGGTGGTACATGTGCCAGCAATGCGGTTTATACATGCCTATCCCTCACTGAGTTGCCTCAGACACAGCCTTGCTGTACTGGGACTTATTTTAATGCCTATGGTAAGGTTTTTGACCTGGTTGATAATGCACCATGGGTTAGTAGCTACAGTACTGGTGGGTTTGGCATTAATACCCAAGTACCTCAATCCGCAGGAACGTTTACACTAACTGGGAGTGTAACGGGACCATCCTGCTTTCCATCAAGCGGTGTAACCCTTAACCTAGACCTTATTGTGAGTGTTACTGGTTCTACTAGTGGTACATGTGCCAGTAGTTGCCCAAGTGGTGCACCGTGTATTACTACAGGTGTTCCGTATTGCCCAGGTACAGTGTATAGTGTAGCTTATTTCCCAGTGCTTTACTACAGCGTTAATCAAACCGTATTGCCTAACTCATCATATAGTGTTTGGTGGCAGGTTTCTGTTTCATGATTAAAAACAAATTTTTTCGTTTCCTGTGTCAAATCGATGGGTAAGTACAAAATCCTTTTTGAGGGGGATCGAACGATTGTGGTTCAACTGAAGGATGGGATTAAGGCGCAAGACTTGGTTGAAAAAGGCGTTTTCATTCAGAAGGCAGATGGTCTTTATGATAAGAAAGGTAGGAAGGTGATCATCAGCGATAGGGAGTTTTTTCGCATAGGTGAACCGAGACTTGTTGGTTCATGCGGTGGTTCCGTGTATGAGATATTTGATAACGTAGTCGTTAGTGCAGGGCATGTGATGGATTGCGTGGACAGTCTCATTGTGGATAACACGAATTATAAACTAGTGAATAAGGAAGTAATGCTTCCTGGCACTTATCCGCAATGGTTGTGGTATATATTCGATTTGTTTGGTTACGAACCCTATAGCCCTTATGACTACGGCATAGCCACAATCCAAGCTAATCAATCGATCAAGTACAATGCTGATAAGCCGTATCCACACGCTATCTATGTGGCAGGTAATTGCATGTCCAAGTACGATCAGAATTGTTTAGGGATTGCACTTGCAACACCGAACATGGAAATATCAGACCTAAATGCCTTAATCGATAGGCAGTTAATGCTTGATTGCACATACTGGAACTACCAAGCAGTTGCGGTTGGTGTTGATGTAGGTAAAGTATTCGTTAATTACGGCGATGGTGAGTACGCATTACTGAGACCTGCCCTACTAATGCGATTCCTGAATTTATCGGGAATACCAGGTTGTTCGGGCAGTATGGTTTACCCAACGACGTCGTACCCAGACTTTCCATAATTAAAAACAAATTATTCGTTGTGGATTTTCAAAATGACTATGGACATCCCATCTGTGATTAGGACTATGGGATGGAAGAAAACACTACCGATAATGCTGTTACTACTAACTATAACGCCAACGGTCTTTGCACAGAGTGGTGGCGATCAAATCATATACATAGATCCGTACTCATTGATAATGCTGTTAATATTCCTAGCCATCGGATTAGCACTTATTGCTTTCGTGTTCGGTTTTATCTACAACGCAAGTGCGCAAGATAAGTTTATTTCTGTTTATCAACAAACATCACAAGCACAGACAACGATCATGAATTCCATGGCACAGGCAATAACGACAAACCTAAATGTACAAACAGGCGTTATGTTAGAGGAAGCAAGACACAGGATGAATATGGATGATAGGTGGTATAATTTGATGGCACAGCAACAAGCCTTTATGCAATACTTAGAGAATAGGCAAGAAAACACGTACGAAAAGCAAGTTGATGCTAACATACAGTTCATGAACAACGTGTTCAACCTGCTAGCCATGCAAACGGCATTTAGTGATATATCGCAACTCAATACGACTAAGCTTAAGGCTATGGCTATACAGTCCGCCAAGCCTTACGAGATTGAGGTCGTAACGACGGAAACGCCTGAGAAAAAGGAAACGACCACGAAGACGTGATAACGATTGATTATTGACTATCCTTATTAAAAACAAATTGTTTCTTTACAATCAAAATCCTTGATATGAGTACTAACGTGAGTGTTATCATTAGGGAGATACATAGGGCAGACGTTCCTGGGAACACACACTACATAGCAAGCGTGCAATTACTTGATGGCGAAGACGGTTGGGTAAGCCCTGCCTTTCCAGTTGATTTTCACGACAAACACGAACTAGAACGAAAAATAGCACAGGAAGTAACAATGTACGTCATGGCTAAGCAGAACTTCGGTAAGCACATAGCCAGGGGCAGGTGGTTATGAGTTACATACCATTCAACATAGATGAAATCAAGGTATTAATCCAGGACAACCTAGCCAACGGCGTAATCGAGAAATCATTATCAGAACTGAAGGAAACGGATCTAGCCAAGGCAGTCATCGAGTATGGTGGTTTAACCGATCCAATAGGGCAGTTGGAATCATGGATAGCACAGCAATTACAATCGTTCGGTAATTGGTTGGTTCAATCATTCCAGGCAATCATTAGCCCTATCGTTTCGGCTATCAACACGGTATCGAGTTATGTGGCACAGGGGTTTGCATCGTTATCATCAATGATTACGCAATCGTTCCAGTCATTCGCATCGCAAATAACTAGTGCATTATCGAGTATCCAATCGGCATTCCAATCCTTGGGATCAACATTCCAATCATTCGCTAGCCAATTGGGATCAACGTTACAGTCATTCTTTAGCCAAATATCGTATGCATTGACTACGGCATTCTCTCAATTATCGAGTGCATTCCAGAGTTTGGGATCACAGATCCAAGGTGCATTCTCGGGCATTGTTTCGGCATTGAGTTCCTTAGGATCCCAAGTACAATCGGCATTGAGTAACTTCGCCAACGTACTAACACACGTTGTTTTTCCGAGTATCCAGAATTGGATCACGTCAGTCGTTAATTCTGTAATAAGTGGCTTACAGTCATTCGCAAGCCAGGCACAGACTGTCTTTAGCAACATCGTGAGTGGGATAGAGTCATTCGGCAAGACATTGGAAGGTGTACTAGGCACGTTCTGGAATGATTTACAGAATGCGTTTAGCACGATCGGTAAGTACGTAACTGGTTTCGTATCATCGATAGAGAAAGGGTTTGAGCAATTCATCAAGGATGTCCAAGCATTCGGTGGCATGATACAATCAACACTATCAAGCATTGGATCCCTCATTCTAAAGGGTTTCGTGGATATCGGCAGGGGATTTGAGTCGTTATTTAGCGATATTCAGAAGGTGTTTGCGGGATTCGTAAAGTTCATGGAAGGGATACCGAAGATGCTAAGTGAGATCCCAAGTAAGGTCTTTGAGGCTGTGTATAAAGCATTTTTAGACTTCCTAAAGATCACGGGCATCGATAAGGCGTTTACAATCATTGTTGATTTCTTTAGGAACGTGGCTAAGTTCTTCGAGAATTTGGGAAATAACCCAATCATTAAGGCGATAATTAAGGACTTTGAGTTGTTCGCATCGGGCATCGAAAATGCATTCACTAATTTCTATAATATATTAATAGGAATATATCACTGGATAGCTAAAGCATTGCAATCCTTGGCAACTGATTTCATGAACACCGCTAAGTCGTTGGCAAGCAGTTTCTTGGGTTTGGGTAAGGGATTTACGTCGTTCGTTGTTGATATTACTAAGTTCGGTGTTTCATCGCTTTACCTACCTGTGGCGATTGAGACGTTGCCGTTACTAATGACAATGAGTATTTTCAAATCGGAACCGTACATAATCATAAAGAGTGGTGTGGATCCCATCAAAGTTGCGATTCCCGATCTAATTAATGCGTTCGGTGCTATATCGCTGATTTCGGCATCCGTGTTCGGTGTCGTGTACGGCATAGGTGCATTGATTGAGAAAATCGGATCAGCAACTGGATCCCAAGAAATAGATTTGTCACCATTGGGATTAGGTGTAAAGCTAAGGCTTAACCTAGGCAAGCTATTGGAACCAATCGGTAACCTACTCGAAAAGGTTGGTGATGAAATAGGCAGGGGCTTAGCACTAAGCGGTTCGTTAGCGTTTATGGAACCGTTACGTTATATATGGCGTTACGTGTGGTGGTTGGTGTTCTACGCCATGGGTATGGGAAACATGCCGTTCGAACTACCTGGACATCACGAATTGTTTGACATTGCCAGGAGGTTCGATGTTACACAAAACATAAACTATATAGCTAACACAATGATATATAGAGGCTTCCCGTACTGGTATATAGCAAAAACAATAGCATTGCCAACCACGTTCACATCTATAGACGTGGCTAATCAAGCGTTAGGTGATTTCAAAAAGGAAATACAGAATAACTACATCACGGTGGTTGATAAGTTCGGGAATACCAGGATCATACCGATTGCACCATTGTTTGAATTGCCAACGACACACGACTTGGTTGAATTCATGCTTAGGGATTTGTTCCTACCTGCCAGGGCACCGCCTGCCGAACAACCTGCATTAGCATATCAATCATTTATCAAGGCTATGTGGGCACGTGGTGTACCACCAGACGTTGCGTACATGTACTATCTCAGGGCTTATGAACTTCCATCAGCAACGCAAGTGTGGGATTTCACAATGAGGGCATTGTCAGGGTTTGCATGGTACGTACCACCGCAGGAAGTACAAACGTTCGCCGAATCCGAAGCCAAAATAATCAACGCATTCGTTCCGCAGGTGCCTGCCAAGCTTAACTTCCAGTATAACCTTGTGTTGTTAGCATTGGCAGAGTATCAAAAGTGGCACGGTAGGGCTCATTTTGCTTGGATTAATGATCCAACGACTGGGAAATCATATACATCTGATGCGTGGTTGATTATTGATCAATCAGCTCACTTACTCGATAGGACTGACATTGAGCACCTGGTACGTCATGGCATTTGGGATTACTATCAGAGGAAGTACGGTATTACTAACGAAACAACTATGTACGATGTGTTGGGTAAGGTTGTGGAACCGCAACCAACGTCACCGATTCAAATATACACGGACTACGTCACGAACGTGTTGATGGCTAGGGGCTTCCATCCGTACGTTGCACCGTTGATAGCATTACGTAATGTCTTTGACGTAACGACTGGTGCAAAGACCTTGCTAAGGACAGGTTTGCTGAATCTGATTAGGGAGAATATTGAGTTGATACCGATTGCGTTGCAATTAATGAGTCATTTCTTCGATGTGTCCGTGCACGTTGCTTACTTCGATATGTATAACCAAAAGTGGGTAACGGGATGGCTTAATGCACCAGTCCGTTACCTGGATCCCGAGGCTAAGTTACTAGTGCTCAGGGCATTGATGGACAAAGTCAATACGTTTATGAGGTATATGTTCCGTGCACTGGAATACGGCGTTAGGGATTACCTGGTTGGTGTTAATGACTCAATAAACTACATGGTAGGGTACGTAAAAGACGTGTTGGATAAGTACTATGCACCGCTCTATAAATCCATAACAGGCGTTGAAATGCACCTAACATGGGATTCAGCATTTAACGACGCCATAGCTAAGTACTTTGAGATAGAGCAACTGATTGGTACATTCCGTAGAATTAGGTATTATGCCAGGTATGCGTTATATAGGATCCTAGGGATCATAGGCATGGGGCTTATTCCAAAGACAGAGATTCCTAAGTATATTGATGAATTAACAACATTAATGAAAGAAACACCACAAGCAAAGGAAGTATTCATGTTCATTTCAGACCTGGTTTATCACAGATACTTGCTTAGGAACTATGAAACGATGGTTAGGGTTTGGTTGGGCAGGCATGCAATGACAATCGATCAAGCCTTGCAAACATTGTTGGCACAGAACATAGATCCAGACTACGCAAAAGCCTTAGTCAATGCATACGCTAGCCCGTATTATCCAACGATTGTGCAATTGATTGTAATGAGTGAGTACAACCCTGCCTTTTTGGGTAAGCTAGGGCAGGTAATACAACTAATGAGGATTCCACAAGATTGGGCACAGATTTGGCAAGATTACGCATACATAAGGGCTTATGTTAGGTGGTTCATACGTGCATTGAATGAGGTCGTTACTGTGGTTTCCAGGATACCACTGACTGTGAAAATAGTCATGCCAATGACGCAGGGCAATAAGACGGTTACATTGCAGGATGTTGTGAATGATATGTTTAAGCAAGCACAAGCGTTTGGTTTTGATAGTACTAAGCTTAGCTTCGTTAAGGAACTAATAGACTTTAGGTACGTACTTACTCAATACAGGAATTCAATCCCAACGCCGTGGCATGCATTGAATTTAACATACTACCTGCCAGACCCTGACACGTTCATAGACAACCTATCACAGAACTGGATCATATCGCAATACGGAGTATCACTAATCAAGACACTGGCAAGGTTTAGGAAGTACGGCAGGTGGATGTTCGAGACCGTGTACTGGGCAGTCAGGGCTTATGCACGTGGTTACATGGCAGGGCAAGACCTATACCAATTCTTGCAATCCCTACAATCGTTTGGATTGTCTAAGTACGACATCGAGATGATTAGGAACTGGGCATTCGCAATGAGTTGTTACTACGGTGCATGCCAATACCCATGGTAATTACCCATTAAAAACAAATTATACATATCATTCTATCTAGGATGTATGGGTAAGTCAGGACTACCTAAGGATGGTAAGTCCAGGTTCGAAAAGTGGTTAGCAAAGTATGATCCAGAGGTGATAAGGAAACGTTTTGAGGAATCAATGCAGGGATAAAGGATAGAAAGGTTTTTAATACCTGGATTTCTATTTTTCATAGTATGAACACCAGATGGCTAATGAAAAAGGCACTTGATTTAGTCCTATATGGTAGATCAGCTAGGGATGTAAAGACCAAAAACGATGCATTTGATGCCCTATGGGAAATACTAATAAACATGGAATACGAACTACGCAAGAAAAACCAAACAATAAGCCCTAACTAGGTTAGCATGATTGTTTGTTGTTTTTAAAGAGCATTTCTCTGTGGTATTATTTCTGTGATGTTTGTTTCCTTGCTGATTGGTGATGTGCCTGGTCATCGCTGACTCAGGCGTTAGGAATAAATCTCTGTGTTTCTTTGTTGTGTTTGTGAGTGGCAAAAAACTGATTGTTGTTGTGCCTGGGGATGCTGTTGTGAAAAAGCCTGGCTGTGTCTTTGGTGAGTCGTGGTGCGTCACAGTGACTTACACAACACACGGTCTTTGGCTTCAGCACCCAAGCTGTTACGTAAGCGGAACTTTTTCCAACACGTTCGTGTTTCTCGAATGAGG